GTAGGATGCATGTCTACACTAATCGCCCTTATCTCACTGAGGAACTGACTTAATTCCTCATTAGAAACTGAACCACTAGTGTCGCAAGCTACAACAATATCGCCTACACCAATCTTTTCAGATGATGGGGCAAACATGCCATATGAATGATAAGTCTTACGATGAACTCGTCTGAAAGAATAATCCTCAGAATTATCGCCACCTATAAATCTTCTCAAAACATCTTGCCATTCAACCTTGCTTTGCTTGATCTTATTTAAAAGAGACTTAACAAAGCTAGGACTATCTTGACCTATGTCTTTAAGAAGACTTGCATTAGACATAATTTGCTGATCAATTTCTTGACTTTCAATGGCTTGCTCTTCAGTTGATTTAGTTGATGGTTTAAACTCGCCCCAACCTTGTGGCATAATATCATCGCCTTTGCCATCTTTTGGGGATAGCTTATATTTACCACCACCTATTTCAACAACATCGTAATTTTTCTCAAGATCATTGTAGACCCATTCTTCAGTTTTGCCTTTGTATTTGGGATCATATAAGCCACCTTTAGGCATGGTTATTACATGGGATTTATTCCCATGCTGACCATGATAAGATAACTCTTTAACTTTAGGATTAATCACAAAGTCGCAAGCATAATTCCAAATTGTGGGATTACGATTACCAATTCTTAAATGATGCTTCATTATTTTATGAAACAACTCATGTATTCTAGTAAAATCGATCTCAGGTTCTTGGATTGATAGAACAAAGTCCTTATTGTAAAGGACTTTTGTTCCATCAGTTGCCATTGTATCAGTTGATTTGTCTTCAACATGTGGCATTTCAAATAAACCACTTGCAATAAAAGACATTCCATTTTTACCACGATCAGCAACCATTCTCCACTGCGATCTAGCTAGTAATGTTTCTACATCCATCAGTTGCCCCCTCTAATTCAACAAGTGGGCGAATGGAGAATTACTACCAAACAATTCTCTAGTCTTAGCATGAGTTTTTAGAGTTCCATCATTAGATAAGCAATCCTTGATAAACAAAGCAACCAACTCAGCAGAATTATGCTCTTTATACATTCTCTCGATGTACTGAACACAACTATCGAATGCTTCCCTTTTATGCTTAACAACCTTAACTAACTCACAAGTTAGAACAAAAGCCAATTGACCTTGCTCAACCATTGGAGCTTGTAGAGGAGCTTTAACTATTTCTTTTAGGTCTGGTAACCTATCATAATACTTAATAAAAGCTAAAAGAGATGTACTCGCTTCATTACCAATTGTACCACATAACATTGGTCTCAAAAGGTGTTCGTCAAGTTCCATATCTAAGACACTTCCAGCAACCTCAATCGATCTTGGTGTTGGATTAGAATTAGCATCTCGATCAAAAGCTTTCTCAGATGTAAACTGATCCTTGGTATATTTTACCCAAGAAACAATTTTCTGATTAATACCTTTGTCCATGAAATGATTAGCAATACTTTCCCAAGTGTTATCAACATTAAGCCAAGGCTTTAGTCGATCCCTTACTTGAGTTGGCATCACTGACGTAGAAGCACGATCTTTAATTCTATTCGATGCAACTACAATCATCCATCCATCGCCAAGTTTATGCTCTCCAAGTCTTCGCTCTAAAATTAATTGAGCCAAAACACTTTGAACAGATTGACTTGCTTGCGTGAACTCATCAATAAAAATAATGCCATAGCCATCAGTTGGACAATGAGGAGGTCTAAGCCTATTCATTGTCTGACCATCTTTAGATGGTACAAACCAACCATTAACGTCAGTGTAGTCCATCTGTGGAGCATCAAGATAAATCAAATTATACTCAGAAGCATCTTTGATCTTCTTTTGCTCAACCATCCAATCAGCTAAAATATTTCTAGCTTGCTGAACACCTTGAGATTTACCACAACCAACACGACCACTAAAATGAGGAACAAATTTTTGAATATTTTTGTCCTCAATATTTTTGTAGTTAAACTGTAATGATTTTACGACTATGTCGATAGCATCATTTAAATATGTAATAGTATCTGTTTTCAATATTATCTCCTATATTATATTGAGTTAAACTGATTTCATGCTTTCGCAATCATCAGCACTAGCACACACTAGTGTATCAGTTTTTCCTAGGTACAATCATACTAGAGGGGGCATTTACCCCCTCTGTATGGCTCTTAAATCGAGACAAATTTAGTCATCAGCTTTAAAATCTTTGCTAATGGAGTTTTTTTCTCTTGCTAAATCATTCAGCCATTCGTCATAAAGTTCAGCTAAATCATTAGGCATATCAGCAGTGACAAGTTCCATTTTTGGATTGTCATTCCACTCAACATATATTTTAGAGGATACAATATGATACATATTATAAACCTATTGATGAGATATTATCAGCAATTGTATCATTCTCAGCATCTTCAATTTGATCAATGTCTTGATCGTTTTGATCCTTTTTGTCTCGCTTATTTTTCTCGTCAATTAGATGGTTGATAATCTCATCAATCTGATCAATAGAGAATTTGCTTGGAGTGAAATTTCCACTCTTTACAAACTTACCATTCGCACCTTTTTTGTAGGTATATGTGCCAACAATTTGATTGGCAAAAATATCTTTTGGTTCACATGGTTTATATTCATCAGTGATCTTTTTCTTTAGCTTGGTTTCTGAGTTAACAGAATTTTCTTTACACCATTCTTTAAAAGCTTCAGCAGTAAAGTTTGAGCCTTGAGGTTTAGGATCAACAACAGTACGAATAAATGCATTCGTATTTTCTATTAATCTTTTCCTAGAAGCCTTAGACACTTTACAAGTTTGATCTAAATGTAAATCAACCTCTTTTCTAACTTGGGGCATGAAAAACTTATTCGTTTTAAGATATTCAGCTTTAGCCAACATTGGAATAAGTTCAGCATACTGACGTAATTTTAAGCCATTTTTACTTTCAGTGTTTTGTTTGTTATCGTCTTGCAGTTGGGCAATAGTTTGCTCACTATCAGCAATTTCTTTTGCTACTGCATTATCGAAAGTAAAAGTATTTTTGATTGTTTTTTTAGTACTCAATATAATCTCCATATTATAATTCTGATCAACTGCATTATTGCATCATCAGAGCAAGCACACACTTGCTGACAATGGAGCATTACTGCTCCAATGTTTCGACCTTTTGGTCACTGATCAGTATGGCAAATTCTTGGTTGCAGTAAATGTAACCTTGCCATCTTTATCTTTTGAAAGCCAACCATTACCAAGCCATACATTTTTGAAAGTCTTATTACCTTTCATTTTCTCTAAGATAATTTGTCTTTCAATAGCTTCTTTAGTTGCTTCATCAATATTTTTTACGTTCATTTTTTCTCCTATTGAATTAAATGTTTGTAAGGATTGTCATCAGCTTTTACTTTAGCTTCTAACACTTTCCATTCTAGTTTAGATTTAAGTCCATCCATCCAAGGATGAAATTCATATCCTAATTTTAAAATCAATCTAATATGTTTTTCAGTGAAAGTTTTTGTTCCACATAACTTAGCAAGAACTTGGCTTCTCTCACACTTTGGATAGACTAACTCATTGCCATAAACTGTCTTGGTTTCAACGTATAAATATTTGTTCATAATAACTCCTATGTTTTGGTTTATATGATTTACTGTAGTAAATCTTATAAGGCTGAACTAGTCAGCCTTAAGAGGTTTACTCATTCTCGAATTGTAACCTTACTGAAGAGAAAACAATGTCATCTACATCTTGTTGAGTATGCCCCATATTTTCGTTCATACTCTTAACAAGTTTGACAATATGATCAGCATCATAACTAAACCATTTATCTAGTTCATGAGGATCATTAGGATTTTGTTTGCCAAGAGGATAATATCCTCTTTCATTCTCGATAACCTTGGCAACTCTTAAACCATCCCTTTTAGCATCTCCATCAGCTACAGTAGTAAAGCAAAATCGATTTTTCATATAAACTCCTATTAAGTTAAATTAACTGTTTCGTACTTTTGTACTCATCAGTAGGAACACACATTCCTAGACAGTGGGGCATTACTGCCCCAATGAATTAAAAATCTAAAAGTTTTTTAGCACTTTCGATTTGAGTTAATCTTTGTTTAACAGTTGAGTAAAAATCATCTTCATCACTGTTAAGCAAATATTCAAAATCATTCATGATTGACAACCAATGAACTAAATCCTCAACACTGTCAGTGTCAAACCAAACATTGTCATGTTTGACGATGTATTTTTTATCAGTCCATAAATGATTGCCTACAAATAAAGTCCAACCAAAAACATCAAACCTAGCTGAAAATATGTCGCTGACCATTTTCATTTTCTTGGTTGTTTTCTTTGACTTATCTTTTGCTCTTTTCATGTATAAATCTTGTGTCATTTCTCTTTTCATATTAACTCCTAAATTATAGATTAACTGTTTCACTCTTTTGAGATCATCAGACCTAGCACACACTAGATTACAGTGGAGCAGTAAATTACTGCCCCATTGCTATAATCATAGGAGATTATAACATCTACTAAACTAGGTATTTAAGTTTTGATGGGCACAATAAAACGTCATTGCCACCTAGCCTATCAAAGTCTTACTACTCTGTAAGATATTTGGGGATGGGGCACTTGGTTGTCAGCCAAGGATTAATTATCTCATCCCTCCCATTTTCACACCAAAGAACTTAGTAGATGATCCCTTGGCAACTCAACTCATCTTTTTTGACATTATCTCAAGACTACAACTAAGGTTGAGTTTGGTTGCTGAAAAATCAGCAATGCTGATGTTAGATCACATTTTGGATTTTAGGTCAATAACTAAATGTAAATAATTGTGAATAAATATAACTAAACATAACATAACCTAGTACAGGACTAGATTACAGGACATAAATTATTTTTAATTAATTGATCATTTTAGCTAGATTATGTTAAAAAGTGCATATGAACTTTATTTTTTTATAGGTGGTTTTATGTCGAAAAGATTAACAGACAAGCAAGAAAAGTTTGCAAGGTTAGTTTCTAGTGGAAGCACAATTACATCAGCCTACAAGGATGTATATGACGTTAAGGATACAACCAAGCCAAAAAGTATTTGGGAGCAAGCAAGTGCATTGGCAAGTAACCTCAAGGTAGCATCAAGGATTTCTGAGTTAAGTACTAAATCTGAGGAAGATCATCGCATGGTTGCAATCTCTCGAAAGCAATACGTTTTAAAAAACCTTGAGACTATCATTGAAGACAATTCTAATAGAACTTCAGACAAATTAACTGCATTAACACTTCTTGGAAAAACAATTGGTATGTATAGCGATAAGATTGAACTAGAAAACACTAGTGAACATAGTGTCGAACAGTTAGAAGATCAGCTAGAAAAAAAATTATCTGAACTATTTAATTCTAGGGCTAGCTAGACCCCACTATTTTCGCTATTTTTGTGTTTTTGTAGCCCACCTACCCCCGACCCACCATGTAGCGATGGGGCTAGCCGTGCACCCTGCATGTTATTTTCCACAAACAATTACTAAATTTTCACTAAATTGCCTTAAAATGCCCTTCTTAATAGTTATAACTAGTATTATTAGTTTGTTATTAATACATAACTAGTTATAATATACTAGTTATAACTAGTAAGGAGAGAGATATCTCTAAAAAAGACTCTAAAAATGTTATAGATTTCAAAAAGTTTAAGAAATTTGTTGCTAGAAATAGACAATCACCAGAAGATGCTGTAGAAATAGACAAGCCTATAATGATAGGTTGGTATATTAACGATGAAGGTGAGCAGCAAATGTATGTTTATTCGCCTTTTAAGCCTACACAGGCAATGTTTATGATGGATATGGCATCTAAGATTATAGAATGTAGACCACCAGACTTAGTTGATGACTTTGATTGGGATGATGAAACAAGCGATTGACCTAAATGACCTTAACGATAAGTTAAGAGATGTACCTCTAGAAAAGAAAAAAGAGATATTAGCGCTTTTAGAGCGCCTAGAGGAGGCAAAACAACTTAAGAGCTGTCAAACTACCTTTTTGCCGTTTGTGCGGTCTCAGTGGGCTTCATTTGTCCACGGAAGGCATCATGAGATCATGTCGGAGGCTTTTGAAAAGGTGGCTAGGGGTGAATTGAAAAGACTAATCATCAATATGCCACCCCGTCATACCAAGTCAGAGTTTGCAAGTTACTTGTTTCCAGCATGGTTTTTAGGGATGTACCCCCATAAAAAAATTATACAGACTGCACACACCGCAGAGTTATCTGTTGGATTTGGTAGAAAGGTTAGGAATCTTATTCAGTCTGAAGATTTTCAGAAAATTTTTAAAGGCGTGACATTATCAGCAGATAGTAAAGCGGCAGGTCGTTGGAATACAAACAAGGGTGGAGAATATTTTGCTATCGGTGTAGGCGGCGCGGTAACAGGTAAAGGTGCAGATGTTTTAATCATTGATGATCCGCATTCAGAGCAGGATGCAACAGTTGGCGCATACAATCCAGAAGTTTATGACAAAGTTTACGAGTGGTACACATCTGGTCCACGACAAAGACTACAACCAGGTGGTGCGATAATTATTGTTATGACGAGATGGAGTAAAAGAGATTTAACTGGTCAGATAATAAAAAATGCAACACAAAGAGAGGGTAGTAGTGAGTGGGAGGTCATAGAGCTTCCAGCTATTATGCCATCAGGTAAAGCGTTATGGGAACAGTTTTGGAAAAAAGAAGAGCTTGAAGCAATCAAAGCAGAACTGCCTGTATCAAAATGGAACGCACAATATCAACAAGACCCCACCTCTGAAGAAGGTGCTCTGATAAAAAGAGAGTGGTGGCAGGAATGGAAAAAACCACAACTACCACCTTGCGATGCAATTATCCAATCTTGGGATACAGCTTTTCTAAAAACTCAGAGAGCTGACTACAGCGCTTGCACGACATGGGGAATATTTCATCATCCAAACTCAGAGGGACAAACAGTTCCAAATTTAATTTTAATAGATGCCTATAAAGAAAAGTTAGAGTTTCCAGACTTAAAAAGAGCAGCTTACGACAAGTATCATGAGTTTGAGCCAGATCAAATGATTATTGAAGCAAAGGCAGCAGGGTCACCATTAATTTTTGAATTAAGATCTATGGGCATACCTGTGACAGAGTTCACGCCAAGCAGAGGGCAGGATAAAATTGCTAGAGTAAATGCAGTTACAGACTTCTTTGCAAGTGGTGTAATATGGCATCCACCCACTAGGTGGGCAGAGGAAGTCATAGAAGAATGTGCCTCCTTTCCATCAGGAGATCATGATGACTTGGTTGACTCAACTACACAAGCTCTGTTAAGATTCAGGCAAGGTGGTTGGATTAGAACGAATATGGATGACTGGGATGATGAGCCAGTATACAGAAGGCCAGTGGAGTATTATTAATGGATTTAGTGCATATTATAGATGGCCTTATTGGTATAATCGTTTTAGGCGGTGGTTGGTTTTTAGGAACACAATCTAGAGAAATAAAAAGAATTGATATATTATTAAATAAAACCAGAGAAGATTATGCAAAGAGAGATGATGTAACTGTGGCAATAAATAGATTAGAAGAAAAAATAGATAGAATTTTAGAAAGAATTAAATAGGGAGTAATTCATGGCTGTCGAAAAACAAATGACACCAGCAGAACTAAGTGAAAAAGTTTTAGCTGAACAGGAAGAAAAGATACAAGTAGAGATTGAGAATCCTGATTCAGTTTCTGTAGAAACAGAAGATGGTGGAGTTATTATTGATTTTGAAGGCAGTAAAACAGAAGAGCTGCTTGGACCAGATCATGACAGTAATCTGGCTGAGTTTCTAGAAGAAGCACAACTAGAAGAGTTAGCTAGTGAACTAATAGAAAATTTCACAACTGATAGACAGTCAAGAGGTGACTGGGCTAAATCTTATGTAAAAGGTTTAGATTTACTTGGAATGAAGATAGAAGAAAGACAACAGCCTTGGTCTGGTGCATCAGGTCTTTTTCATCCAGTATTAACAGAAAGTATTGTTCGTTTTCAAGCACAGGCTATGGGAGAGATCTTCCCTGCTTCTGGCCCTGTTAGAACTAAGATCATGGGTAAGCAGACAACTGAAAAGAATGATCAAGCTAATCGTGTAGAAAATGAAATGAATTATATGCTCACAGAAGAAATGACAGAGTACAGAGATGAGACAGAGCAAATGCTCTTTAAGCTTCCTCTCGCAGGATCAGCATTCAAAAAAGTCTACTTTGATCCTCTCTTAGAACGGCCATGCGCAATGTTTGTTCCTGCGGAGGATTTTGTTGTTTCATATGGCGCTACAGATTTAATGACATGTGCCAGATACACACATGTAATGAAAAAGTCATCAAATGAAATAGCAAAATTAATGGTTAATGGATTTTATAAAGATATTGATCTTCCTGATCCAGAGCCTGATATGTCAGATATCCAAGAAAAATATGATGAATTGGATGGAGAGTCAGCTGTTATAGAAGATGATGACAGACACACACTATTAGAGATACACGCTGACTTAGAATTACCAGAACCATTCGATGATGCGGATAATATTGCAAGACCTTATGTTGTTACAATTGATAAATCTTCTAAAATGATTTTATCAATAAGGAGAAACTATTATGAAGACGATGAAAAGAAAAAGAAAATTCAATATTTCGTTCATTACAAATATCTTCCAGGGCTTGGCTTCTATGGCACGGGGCTTATACACCTCATTGGTGGGCTTGCTAAAAGCGCTACAAGTATTCTTCGTCAACTTATCGATGCTGGTACTTTATCTAATTTACCAGCTGGTCTTAAAGCTAGGGGTTTACGCATCAAAGGGGATGATTCGCCTCTCATGCCTGGTGAGTTCCGTGATGTTGATGTCCCTGGTGGTGCGATTCGTGACGCGATTACTTTCATTCCTTACAAAGAACCAAGTTCCGTCTTGTACCAGTTGCTCCAAAATATCGTTGACGAGGGGAGAAGGATTGGCTCCGTTGCAGATATACAAGTTGGAGACATCAATGCGCAAGCGCCAGTAGGAACAACACTTGCACTCATGGAGAGATCCATGAAGGTCATGTCTGGAGTTCAGTCAAGACTTCATGATGCATTAAAAAAAGAGTTAAGAATTATAGCAAGTATTATCCATGACTACATGCCTGCACAATATTCCTATGAGATTGAAGGTGACTTTTCTAGAACAAAAGATTTTGATAAAAGAATTGATGTGATACCTGTTTCTGATCCAAATGCAGCAACAATGTCACAAAGAATAATGCAGTATCAAAGCGCACTACAGTTAGCACAACAAGCACCTCAGCTTTATGATATGGGCAAATTACACAGACAAATGTTAGAAGTTTTAGGTATTGGCGATGCAAAAGATATAGTTAAATTAAAAGAAGATATTAAACCAAGTGATCCAGTATCTGAAAACATGGCAATGTTAAAGCAAGAGCCAGTTAAAGCTTTCAAGTATCAGGATCATGAGTCTCACATTGCAGTGCACATGGCCGCTGCAAATGACCCTAAGTTAAAAGAAATAGTAGGTCAGTCACCTTTTGCTGGCGCTATACAGGCTGCATTATCTGCACACATAACTGAGCATGTTGCCTTTCAATACAGAAAAGAAATAGAGCAAAGATTAGGTGTTCCTATGCCTAATGAAGAAAAGCCTTTGCCACAAGATGCTGAAGAAGAATTGTCAAGATTAACAGCACAGGCAGCACAAAAGCTCTTAGTAGCCAACCAAGGTGAAATGTCAGAAATGGAAGCTAAGAAAAAACAAGAAGATCCACTAACACAAATACAACAAAGAGAGCTTGCAATTAAAGAAAAAGAGCTTCAACACAAGATAGAAATGGATAAAATGAAACTTGAGTTAGAGGCAGCAAAAACTAAAATAAACAAAGATCTTCAAGAAGATAGATTAGAAAGCGAAGATAAAAGAGAAGGTGTAAGAATAGCGGCAAAGCTAGCGACTGATGCAGCAAAAGATCAAAAAGAAGAGGCAAAGTTAGCTTTAGATGCAGCAAAACAATTACAGAATGAGTAGAAACGAAACTATATACACGCCAATACTTGGCAAAATAAAGGAGATGAAGGATGCTTGGAGTAGTTATATCACGAGCGGTGGAGCTTCTTCCCATGAAGATTACAGGTATACATGCGGTAAAATCGAAGCGCTCAACATACTGGAAGAGGAAGTGCGTACGCTTGAGAAAAGGTTTATTGAAGATTAAGGGTTTGCAAAATAAAAAAAATATTATAGGATAGCTTACATGTACACAGCACAAAAGAGCATCGAAGATGATGTTAAGTTAAAGTTGCCCCAGCCAAAAGGGTATAAACTTTTAATTAGTATACCTAAAATGGCTGAGAAAACTGAGGGTGGAGTTCACATGCCAGACAAATTAATTAAGCTGGAAGAGACTGCATCTATTATAGGGTTTGTGGTTGAAATGGGTGATGAATGTTACAAAGATAAAGAGAAGTTTCCTAACGGACCATATTGTCAAAAAGGAGATTTTGTAATTTTTAGAT